AAATGCCAGCCCAGGAACAACATATTATACTTTTACTGATCTTTTTGGGTTTACTACAACAGAAAGTGTAATTGTTACATCCGGAAGTATTACTACAGCAGTAACGTCAGCTAGTAGCTCATTGCCTTCTTCGAGTTCGTTTACTTCTTCTGCTAAGAATATTTCAAGTGGCCAACGTCTTTGGGTGAAGATGACAGCTTCGACCTCTTTTGATAGTTCTGTTTTCGGAACTGTAAGTGTTAATGGAGTTTCTGCTACATGGACTGTAACAACTGGGGCGCAGGATGTGCTACCCAATGTTTATACTTTTGGGACCAATGTAACAGGGGCAGCTATAGGAAGTTACCATTATAGATCTGCTAGAATATTAGGGTTTACAGGTACTTTGCAGGCTGCGTCGGATACGACTAGTTTTAGAGGAACTGTTCCAGATTTACAATGGGACGTGTCAAACTCCTCCAGTCTTAGCGGAGTACAATTTCAGTCGCAGCCCCATAATATTACTTCAGGGCAATATCTTCATATTAGAGTGCGGGCAGGAAATGCAGGTACTACTACGGGCGGAACTATGAAGGTAGGAAACCGTGCAGCTTCTTTCTTTGTTACAACCGTTGCTGTAGATTCGATTCCTGATAGCTTTAGTTTTACAAACATTACTGGCGCTGCATTAAACTATACGTTTTATCGAAGCGTTCAAATAACTGGAATTAACTCTCCGGCACTAATCTCTGTTTTTGGAGGCAGTACTATTCAATATGCAACATCATCAACAAATAGTCAGCCTTCTTCAAGCTCGTTTGGCAATGGGCCGGGTAGTATAGAACCAAATCATTATTTGTGGGTAAAGTTGACCTCTTCTAATGCTTATAATTCAACAATAAGTGGGCTACTATCAGTGGGGGGCATTGGTACGTTATGGAATATTACAACACGAGACCCTGATATTACTCCAACTAACTTTTCTTTTCCTAGCGTTACTAATGCGGTGACCTCGTCGTCCGTTTTCACTAAAGTTCAAGTTACTGGAGTAGAAAATAGCTATCCTGTTCCTGTGAGTATAACCGGGGGAGTCTCAGGTTTTGCAATAAGTAGTAGCAATTCTCTACCTGCAAATAGCGCTTTTACTAGCAACCCTAAGACAGTACAAAATAATCAATACGTTTGGGTTAAATTACAAGCAAGTGATTTTGTGCTATCTACTACTTCTACAAGCGTTACCGTAGGCTCCTTGACTAGAACCTTTACTGTAACTACAGGAGCTACTACTTCTCCTGGAGATACAACATCGCCGGGATCAGGGGGCACCACTACTCCAGGTTCTGGGACAGCGCAGGAAGGCTACGGCCTTATAGTATATGGAATAGATGGATCTACTCCTGTTTTTGGTATTGACCGGACCGCTTCTTTGCAGGTAGATGAAACTTTTTCTCTCGCAGGAGGCCAGAGCCACACGTTTGCCTGTGCCAATGCGAATGATTCTAGTAAAGTTTTAATAGAGATGAAAGTTAATGGTGCCGGCATTAACATAGGCAGGCAAAATGATGTAGCAGTAAGTAAAAATGCAACCAGTTTTAGCATAACAAACACCTCTTCACAAACGCGATCCGGACGGGTCATTGCAAATAGGATAAGCTAATGTCTTATGGAATAGAAGTAAAAGGGGTGGATGCCTCGGGTCAATTCACAATAGCTAATACTGATCTAAACTTAAGCCACTTCGTAGTAACAGCTATAGGCTATGGCACCAGCGCTCCTAAAGTCGGTTCGAACTCTAAAATTTTTATTAATAGTAAAAATTTGCCGGGCAGAACCATTGTAGTGAATGAAGGAAGTAATAGTTATGGGTTTCAGCAAGTAACAGTGACCCATAATCCAGATTTTACAACTTTTACGGCTGTAACTATAACAACTGCTCCTATCTCCTTATATTATTTTGTAGTAGCAGAAGCAAAGAGTATACCTGTACCTACAGGAAGTGCGGGAGATTACGGTCTTCAAATTTTCAAATCAGACGGCTCCGTAGCTTTTGATTCCAGACGATTGCAAACAAATGTCAGTTTTTATATAAAAGAGTTCTATACTTTGAATGGGTCTAGTGGTAGTATAGTTACAACAGATACTAATGCATATGTGGAACCTGTTGGCACAGGAGCGTTTGGAGAAAGTAGATCAGGGCTCATATGGACCTCTTTTGGAGTTACCTATGTTTCGAACTACTGGTCTCTTAATATAGACGAGAATCCCGGCACAGGCGGCGTTTCGTCATCAGTAGGGGGAGGAAGCGGTACTATTCCTCCAACACTAATAGCACAGACAAGGTAGTAATTATGAATAATATAAGATATATAGTAACAATTGAACATTCGACAGGAAAAATACTTGGGGCAGTCTTTCCAAATATAAGCCCAGAGCCCGAAGGTGTGGATGAGGCTCAGAATCGTAGAATTTTGTATGTAACAGATAGTAACCTTCCCTTAGATTGCGAAGATATAGGGTACTTTGTAGAGGAACACTATTTTAATCCAACAACGTTACAGTTTGTACATATAGGAAAGCCTATTAATGACTATGCTACTTGGAATTTTTCCACCTCTTCTTGGGACTGGGATGCCTCCGGCGTACTAGATGATATACGAAAAGTTAGACAAAATATGTTATTTAGGTCCGACTGGACTCAACTTACTGATAATTCTTTAACTGCAGAACAGAGATCAGAAGCTGCAACATACAGAACGGCTTTACGGAATATAACAGATAATCTTGGTAATCCTGCAACTATTGAGGATGTAGCGTGGCCTACTCCCCCCAGCTTTTTACGATAGGACTTTAAAAATAGTTCTTGACATTCTACCCCTTAGCAACTATAATTTGAAACATGGCTAAAGAATTAACTACAATTTCCCCAGAAGGACTCGAAGTAGCCAATAGTTACCTTCAGTTCGGCAATATCAACGGGGTAGTGCAATCTCTCGGGGTTTCTGAAAACCAAGTTGTAGAGCTGCTCAACAAACGTGAAGTAAAAAAGTATATTGATACTGTTTACTTAGATATGGGGTATCGCAACAAAAATAATATTGCAAGTTTACTGGACGAGATGATTGAAAGTAAGCTTGACGAAGCAAAAGAAACAGGAGTTTACTCTAGTAAGGATTTAGCAGACTTGTTACAGATGGCACATAAGATGAGAATGGACGAGATTAAAGCTCAAGCTGATCTTGAAAAAGCTCAAGCTACAAACGTAAAGAGTCAAACAAACGTTCAAATAAATGAAGGTGTACCTTTCGGTCAGGGCAACTATGGTAAGCTCATGGAGAAGTTGTTAAAAGATGTCTAATGATACAAAGCTCGAAGGAGTTGTAGAGCAGTTTTTACGTCATGAAGTACAGTGTGAAGAGAGGTGGAAAACTACATTTAATAGACTGGATGATATTGACGAAAAGCTAGATAGAATGGAACAGCGCCAAGTACAGGTTGGCGGAGCACTAATACTATTCCTGGCAGGACTAGTAGTAACACTTGCATTCCAAGTGTAGGAGATAAAAAATGCAAATTCAACAGAAAGCAGACTATTGGCTAGTTCATGATGACTTTGGTATGCATCGTTTTGATACAGAAGATGAGGCGTTAGAATATACGGGGCAAAAGCCTGAGAAAAAAGACACTGTATCCATCGATGATAAGGACCTTTTTTCTGCGGACGCTTAAATGGCTGTTCGTAAGCGACGAAAAAAGGTCGCAAAGAAAAAGCCTGTTCCTACAAATAAAAAGCTCTATGCACGGGTCAAGGCTCAGGCTAAACGAAAGTTTGCAGTTTATCCTTCTGCTTATGCTAATGGTTGGCTTGTAAAAACTTATAAAGCCAAAGGCGGAAAATACCGCATGGGAGTAAAGTAATGCCTGGACATTACGGAAAGAAAAAGCCTATGGGCAAAAAGAAGCCTAAGAAAAATGGGAAGAAAAAGAAAGGTCTAACGGCCAAGCAGAAAAAACTTCCACCCGCTTTACAGAAAGCAATTTTAAAAAAGATGAGGCGCTAAGTGGCGTACCATACTAAAAGAAAGAAAACAACTCGTCGCAAAAAAGCACCAAAAGGCTATCACTATATGCCTAATGGTAAGCTAATGAAAGACTCTGCTCACAAAAAGAAAAAGAAGAAGGGCAAAAGAAAGGGCTGAGGGAGATAACTATGGCAAAGCCTCGTGGAGGTTTAACAAAGTGGTTTAAAGAAGATTGGGTAGATATATCCAGACCTAAAAAGAGCGGCGGCTTTGAAAAATGCGGAAGAACCAAATCAGGAAAAAAACGTTACCCAAAATGTCTTCCTGCTGCCAAAGCCGCTGGTCTTACTGAAAAGCAACGAAAGTCAGCTGTCCGTAGAAAAAGAGCGGCCGGCAATCCAGGGGGCAAACCCACCATGGTTCGTACCTTTGTAAAGAGAAAAAAACGTGGCGGTAAAAAGAAAAGGTAAGAAAAAAGATCCAAGATTAAAGAAAGCTGGAGTGTCTGGGTACAATAAGCCTAAAAGAACTCCGGGACACGCAAAAAAATCTCATATTGTTGTAGCAAAAGTAGGTACTAAAGTTAAAACTATTCGTTTTGGACAACAAGGAGCAAAGACAGCCGGTAAACCTAAGAAAGGAGAAAGCGAAGCAATGAAGCGTAAACGCGCTTCATTCAAAGCCCGCCATGCAAAGAATATTGCAAAAGGCAAGATGTCCGCAGCATATTGGGCTGATAAAGTCAAGTGGTAGAAAATGTCTACATCAAAAACTAAAAATTAGTATAAGAAGCCCTTAAAGGCTTAGAGTAACATTGATGATTATTGAATCTGTAGCGGCTGCTAGCGCTATTCTTTCGTCTATTAATGGTTTAATAAAACAAGCCAATGAAACCGGACAAGGTATGCAGCAGCTAATGGGTACTATTAGCGATTTTGGGGAAGCCATAACTAATTTTGAGTTAGAGCGTAAATCCAGCACTTTTAAGTCTCTTAGTCAAAGTGAAATATTAAAACTCACTATGATTAAAAAATCTTATGAAAGATACTGGAAGGATGTGCATGACCTATTACTGGTTGCAGATCCTCAGATGCTAGAGGCTTTTAAAGAGGCCAAGGCAGAGCAAGAGCACCAACGCCAGCAGCATTTAAAAATGCTTGCTAGAAAGAGAAAGGAGAGGGAAATACTAATGCAACAACTAGCTGTTGGATTTGGAACCCTTCTTATCGGAGGTATATTGATTGGAGCAGCGTTTGCTGTATTATTACAATGAATAAACGTTTAGAGAAAGATTCAGAGTATGCAGAGTATGATACTGACGGAGATGGTATCGTTACTGATGAAGAATTAGAAACAAGTCAACATTTACAAGAACTAAAGCTAGCTCACGATAAAGCTGATGCACAACGAGCAATGGCTTGGTTCGCTCTTTTTGGGATGTTATTGTATCCATCCTTAATTGTGATTTGTTCTTTTATTAAATTGGAGCAGGCAGCTGTTATATTGGGAGATATAGCAAGTGTCTATTTTGTAGCAATCGCGGGCTTAGTGGCCGCATTTTTTGGAGCATCAGCATGGCAATCGAAAAAATAATGGATCAGCAACGAAAAGCTAGAAAAGTTATTGAGCATTTGGAAGAATATAAAAGTTATATTAAACCACCAAAGCAAGTAGATACAGAAGAAGCACGAACGGAGATGGATTATTGTAGAAAATACAGTAAGACAAGATCCATGGGACAAGACTAGATGATTGAAATTAGCCGCAAAGATATAATCTCTGATTATATTTGTGATTACACACAGGAAGACAAGTTTTTGAAGTTGCCTATCGATCCTTATTTGGACTTGCTAGGTATTACCCCACTACCTTCCCAGACAGCGATCATTAATGCTA